GCTTTTTTTGTTCTTACGTCTATGTGTGTGAAAGTTAAATAACTTCCGATGCCGTATTTATCCGGGTATTTGTGTTTCAGATACTTTTGTACCTCTCTTGCCGGAGTATCAGATACTTTGATATCAGCTGCCTTGCCCTTTGTGTGTTGTGAGTTTTTTACACCGCCGATTTTTGCGTTGTATTCTGGTGTCCGGTATCCAGATGTTACAATCACCGGTTTGTTGAAATGTGCGCGTATATCTTCCAAAACGTCTATAAGTTCTCTGTCCACAATTACCTTGTCACATCGGAAGTCTTTTTGTGCAAATTCTTTTACTTTGAAGTGTTCACTTATTTGGTGGGTGCTCTGATTAAGTAAGCTGTATTCTTCACGTGGCATCTTACTCCTCCTCTTCAGTCTCTTCCTCTTCCTTCACAATTGCGTGGTAAATCTTATCCAGCATTGCGAGGATTTTCAGAAAAATGTTCATGCTTTCATTAAAGTCCATTTGTTCACCTCCTTTTATTGTTCTATTTTGAATGTTACAGCCGGATACCGCCCCGGCTTACCTTCGGCCGGACGTTGATGTTTTTCGTCCGCTTTGCGGTCTGCGTAAAATGTCGCTGGTCGCCACGGCCTGCGCCGCTACGATGTGCCATTGTGTTACCTCCTTTCTTTTAAATGTAAAAGGCAGACAACCTGTTTTTGTTGCCTGCCTTTATTTTATGTGAAAATCTCTGTTTTGTCAATGCGGTAAAGGTGTACAGATTCTACGTCTGGTCTTTGTGCAACCTTTTTCGCTCTGCAGCGTGCGCTTGCGGTGTAGTCGATGAACATATTATCTTCTGTTGTCATGTCTTTGTGCGTGATGTGCGCAATGAACTTATATTCTTTTTGTTTCATGGTCTATACCATCCTTTCTGTGATTATATTATACCATTTTTTTGGTAAAAAGTCAACCTTTTTTTGAGGTTTTTTCCATTTTTCCTAGGATAGGAGCGCCGTTAAACTCCCGCCCGCAGGCGCACATCTTCAAATATTGGCGCGCTCCGTCAGGCTTTGCCGCCGCTGCTCTCCCTGTTTTATTGGCTATAAGGTCTCTTTTGGCTCTCGCCACTTTTGTTTTTGCTTGTCTTTTTCTTTTTGTATCTCTAGGTATGTTGAGTATTGGACACTGGTGTTTTGCTCTAAGTTTACAAGGCTTAGCACTGCGTTTCTTCGTCTTTTGGCTCTTATTGCTCTCAGTTCGTCAGAATGGGCCTTGAAATGGCTTTCAGTGTCTTTGCTGGTATCTTTATCAAGAAGCTTATCAAAGTACCTTGGTGGCCTTTTCTGCCGCCCTCCTGCGCATGTGATGTTGTCGGTTTCTAGTATTTCGTTCATGTGCTCTTTTAGGTACTCTTCCCCGATGCCTTTTGACATGATTCTAAACTCTGGTTCACGGCCTTGCATCCAGTATTTTGCGCTCTGTTCTGCACCGATTGCTTTTTTATTGACGTATTGTGCCACGTATGCATAAGAGCCCGGTGCTGCTGGTGAAAAGTCTACAAAGCCTTTTCCCCATAAGTCTGTTAGCCATTCGCTCTTAAAGTATGCGTTGCCCTTTTGGTTTTTGTACCACATTCCATCCTCTGGTTTTAGTCCAAAAAAAATACCGTGGTAGTGTGGCCTTTTTGTTCTGTCTCCGTACTCTCCTGCTATGAAGTATTTAATCGGTTTCTTGTATGCTTTTCTGAGACGCTTTAGAAAAAGCTGCACGTCTCTTTTGCTTACTGTTTGAGATTGAATACTTTGGTTGCCTTTTAGAATTTCGCCGTATGGAACATGTTCTTCATCGTAGGTCATTGTAGCGAAAATCACATCTTTCCATTTTTGGGCCTCTAGTTCTATTCTCGTTGCCCATTGGTCTGCCATCTGTTTTCGGCAGTATTCACATTTTCCGCATGGCAATAATGCGAGGTTTCCTTTTTTTACGCCGTCCATGATCGTTTGTTCTAGGTTCTGTTTCTTTAGGTAGTTTAGGCTTCCCCACATTTTTGGCTTTTTCGTGTTCATCTGGAAAACATTCGGATTTGTACATGGCATAGGCTTGGCGCAAGCTTACTTGTCTATCTTGCGCCAGTTGACACCTCTCTTTCTTTTTTCTCTATATATTACTTGTTGTAGCCGTAGTAGTAGGGCCTGTTGAAACTTTTGAAAAGTCTAATTTTTAGCGTTGATACGCATATTTATCGCCTTCTTTCTTGTTGAAAGTTTTGTTGAAAACTTGTTGAATTTTTGAAAGTTTGTTGACGGCCATTTTTTTTGTGTTTTTCTTTGTTGAAAACCTGTTGAAACTGTTGAAACTGTTGAAAACTTAATCTCCTCTATACGCGCCCATTATCTGGTTAGGATTGATTGACGTGTATGGTGTGATGTTTTTCCCGCCTTTTTCCCAACTGTCTTTAAAGGCCGATGCTGCTTTTCTTCCTGCGCCTTTTGCTGATTCGGCCGCTTTGTTTCCTGCGTCTCTTAGCTTGTCTCCTGCGTCTCCCAGCTCGTCGATTAAGTTGTTTGCCGCATAGTTGTAATTGCTGACCTGTTTTGCGCTTGACTGTGCTAAGCTGCTTGCCGCTTCATTAAAGCTCTTTGCAGAATGGTACTGTTTTGCACTGGTGCTCTTTTTTGCCAGTTCGAGATATCTGTTTGCTAGCTCTGCCGTGTTGTTGCCGTATTCATACATTGCTGACACTGCCGCTGCCTGTGCGCTCTGCTGGTTGTAATGTTGTGTTCCGATGCTTGCGCTTGCTCCGCTTGGCGTTGCTGTGGCGCCGTTGTTTGCTGCCAGTATTGGATTGATGCCCGCCGCGATCATGTCCTTTACAGTGTCCTGATATGCTGTGCCGCGCATTTCCTTTGCAAAGGCTCTTTCTGCCGCCGCTTCTGCGGAGTTGTACTTTTTTGCGCTTGCTTGGCTTCCTGCGTTCATCAGATTACTGATAATAGAGCTTAAAAAGCTCATGCCATTTGCCATGTTTACGCTGCCCTGATTGTTGTATGTGGTGATGCCTGTTGGTGTTCCAATTTGTGTTGATCCAATTTGTTGTGGTGCTGTCAGGCTTCCGGTTGTTGTTTCGCTTCCGCTTGATGTTTCCTCTCCGGCTTTTTGGCTGCTTGTTGCACTGCTCTGGTTTGAACTCATTGCAACGCTTGTTAGTAGGCTAAGCCCCTGCATGATGTACGGCATCCATGATAAAAGTGTACCCATTTAAAAATAGCCGGGTCTTTGCCCGGCTTCCTCCTTTCTTAGATTCTTTCGATTCCCGGAATGCTATAGATAGGCATTTCCCTGAACCAAGTTTCGTTGAACCAGAAATCACACAGGAATTGGTGACTTACTGCGGACGTTACCGCAATAGTTCTATCGATGTTTTCACGTCCTTCTTGAATCCACTCTGCCGACAGTGTCGGCAGCTTGTCATAGTCGTCTGCATAGTGCCATGCATCCAAAGACGTTTGATAGTTTGACCTCATTTCACCGGTTACGTAGGAAGGTTTGTAACGGTAATCCGCCCAAGCTTCTTGGTAGCCAAAAATCTGGCTATCTTTTTCGCTTCCGTCTGCGTAGATCTCTCTGTTGTATACTGGCTGTTCACCCAGTGCTGCAAGCCGTGGGTCGTAGTACGTGAACCGACCGCCGCGCGTCCATTTGGTTCCAAGACCCTGTTGGTAGCTGTGTTCCACTCGTACCACTGCCAGCCCGATGATATAGCCGTACTCTGTGGCCGCGTAGTCTGCCATCTGTTTTGAGCAGGTTGTCAGGCTGTATGCCGCTGTGTTGCCCAGTGCCTGCCCGGTCGTGGTGTCTGTCTGGCTGGTCTGTACCACCTGATTCACATTGATTGCAATGCGCTGCCCACCGATGTATTCAGGAATTTGCAGGCGGCTGTCTGGACTTGTTACGCCCCACGTCCCGGAAAGGAATTCTCTGTATCTCGTGCCGTTTCTGGCATCGCTCTCGAAGATGTGTTGTAGTGCGATGGCCTGTCGCAAGTCGTTAATCGTTGTTGCGGTTACTTTGCTCAGGTCTGCGCCCAGCCACATTTGTTCTTTCGTGCTTCCGTTTCCTACATATAATTGTTCTGGCTCACTTGTCCACAGTATTGTGTCATAAAGCTTTTGATTTGTCGTTCCTCCAAAGTCTGTTTGGCTTGTAAAGCTGTTTATGGTTGCTTCTGTTTTATTTTTTAGTTCTTTGTCTGAGTATGCATATACTCCCGCTGCTCCTGTCATTGGCAGCGTTACCGGTTCTGCATTTTTCAAAGGCGAAGGCAGGCACGACGTGAAATAATCGTGGAATTTGCCCGCTCTTGCCGGTTTCATTGCATACAACGTTGCTTCGTTGGTGTTGGTCGTCTGGTCGAGCGCGTTTGCATTTTCGGTCACTTTGCTTGCGTCTTCATTTGTGCCGCCGTTATCCGTCTTTTTGTATCCTAACATAAGGGGTGCTTCAAGGTTTTCATCTCGAAACCACTCGTTGTAGATTTTGCAGTATGCTCGTGCTGGTAATGCGTTCACTTCCAGCGCGTTCTTTACCTGTGTCGGCAGTCCGAAATAGTCACCGATGGAACCATTTGCAAGGCCGCTTGTGCCGCCGATGGTGCATTTTGGAGTGGAATACTCTGTATCTTCTGCCCAATAGTCGGTGTCGTTTTCACCGAACATATTTTCAAAGTGTTCCCACAAAAGTCTTGCAGGCACAAAGAAGAAATATGTATCCATGTAGCAGTTATCCATGATAGGATAGATTGGAGTACTCATTCTGATAAGCCCGTTAAGCTGTACTCGTGCCGTGTCACCCGGGAGTACTTCATCCATATAGATGGGGACCAGTTCGCCCTCGTTGATGGTTGTCAAAAGCTGATGACCGCGGTCAAATTTTGATCGCGGTCTTTCCATTCGCGGCACTTGCGCGAAATGGCTTTCACTGTTCCGGTTCGTTCTGCTTCACCTCTTCCTTTTTTTCTTCTGGCTTTGGCTGTTCGGTCTGCTGTGTCTTTTTCAGCTCTTCCAGCGTTTCCGCTGCCTTCTGTGCCGTTTCGTGCATCGTCACAATGTCTTTAGGCAGATTTTCCAGTGGCGTGCCCTCGGTGTAGATTGTGCTTTTTGCTTTGATGGAAAAATCTCCGGCTTCCAGTCTTGCGATTGCGCTCGCAAGGTCGTATCCTTCGCCCGCTTTTTGGATTTTTTCGTAGATATTTTCGTCCGGTTGTCGGATGTAGTCTGTTGTGCCGTTCGGTCGCTTTACCGCTTTCCACGTTGGTGCCGTTTCGCTGCCGGCTTTGCATGTAACTCTTTCGGTTGGTATTCCGTAGTACCGTACCAGAACGTTAGGATTTAACATTGTATGTCTCCTTAAGGTCTACCAGTTTGCACAGCTGGTTCGGTTTTGCTCCGAACATTTCGCCGGTTTCGGTGTTGAAGTCGCCCAGCTCCACTAAACTGATGTCCTCGATTTCCTGCAGTTTTGATTCGTTTGCCTTCCATTTCGCGGTTCGGATTGCCTGTGCCCTGTTTTGCTGTAAGAAAGGACTGCTGTATCCATTCGTGATTGCATCGTGAAAGCTGTAGAATTTCAGCGTCATTTTTTAGCCCCTCCAACGTGCTTTTTTTGTTCTTACGTCTATGTGTGTGAAAGTTAAATAACTTCCGATGCCGTATTTATCCGGGTATTTGTGTTTCAGATACTTTTGTACCTCTCTTGCCGGAGTATCAGATACTTT